CGACCACTGCTGCCAATCAATAATGATTACACAATCAATACAGGCTCTATCAACTGGGAATTTACGTTTACAGAGGAGCACGTACTGCCCGGCAGCTTTGAGATTACTTACACCCCACTGGCAGATCGCAAGCCGTTTTGTGCTCAAATGCTTTGGCGTCAGCAGCTGACTGATGACTTCGGCATCATCCGCACCGCTGAAGTGCGCTATGGCCAGACGGCATTAAATGGTCCGTTTGAGCAGCACGACATGAGCGCGTTCTGCACAGTCGAGAATCATGCCGTGAAAGCTGGCGCCTACATCTTGGCCAGGCGCAAGTACATCACACATACCCTGCGCTTCTCCTGCCGCCCTGGTGTCTTCAACACTCTGCTGGAGCCTGGCGACATTGTGCGGGTGACGTTGACCCGTGCTGCCAGCGGAACGGCAAGCGTCGATCACGATTTCCTGTATGAGCTGAACCGCGTAACCAAGACACTGCGCGGCGATCTGACACTGGAGCTGACGCACTTCCCGGTTGACAGCCAAGGCCGCAGCTTGGTGGCTGTTGATGTGGCAGCAGCCGTTGGGTCAGGCGTGGTGCTGACCAGCAACAAGAGCGGCGTTGGCTGCGACATCAACAGCAGCACAGATACCAGCGTGCCAGCTGAGACGTTCACGAATGGCACACCACTCGACTTCGGGTCAAGCCTGACAGGCGGCATTGAATCGCCTCCTGGTGCTGCAGAGACAAATCCACCGGATCCGTATGAGCCGCAGCCGTTCCTGTCGTACAACGGCACCAGCAGCACCGGCACCGACCCGATCGGCCAAGGCACGCTGATCAGGCCCAATGCTCCCTGCCCTGGTGGTGGCGTTGCCGTTTCGTCTTGGTATGTCAATGGCGTTCTGGTATCGCAGATTGACGTGGCAAACAGCACGGTGCTTTACATCGACGAAACCCAGCTCAACCAGCCTGGAACGCCACAGCTGCAGCTGAGCGGCGCCGGCGGTGACCCCGGCAGCTTTGTGGCATTCGGCAGCAACGGCGATGAGTATCTCAATGTGATCGAATGCCTAGATGGCACCAAGAGCAGCAGCAGCGCAACAATGGGATCAGGAACAGTCGCTGGTGGTGGCGGTGGTGGTGTGTTGACCTTTGAATCAGGATTTGGCGTCAGCTGCTTTTATCCGCTTGGATCAAGCAACGGCCAATACACAATTACAAGCTATGGCGAACCGATGTGGATAGGGTCATACGATCCAGGCACTGGAACGCGAATCATGCTGAAACGAGACAGCGCAGGAGCTATTCAATCGGCATTTGTATTGACACCGCCGCTTGGCCCGCCGCCTAGTTTGACAACGCCGAACTACTGCAGATTCGACGGTGGAACCGGTGGCTTGCCAAATGAACCGTGGACTGCCACTCCAATCGTTACGCTGAAGAATGCCAAGCTTAACGGTACGGTCGTTATCGACTACACAACAGTCTGATGGAAAGCCGTCTCGCTATCTGCAAATCCTGTGAGCAGCTGCTACTGCCGCAGTGGCAGTGCAAGATCTGCGGCTGCCTGATGCAGCTCAAGGCACGCATCCCGATGGCTTCCTGTCCTTTGGGTAAGTGGTGACATGGCAACCTTCCCTGAGCTAGCACCCAGCAGCCGCACCTTCACGCCAGGTGACTACCCACACTCAGCGTTTACAGGGCTTGGCGGCCAGCAGGTCAGGGTGCGGAACAGCACCGTCATGCTGTCCAGCCAGCTGAGAGTGAGCTTCATCGCTATCACCGAAGCTCAGATGCTGTCAATCCTGAGTCACTACAACGGCCAACAGGGCAACTATCTGTCATTCGACATTCCATCCACGCTGCTGTCAGGCGTCACGGCCGCTGACTACACACTGTCCGGCTACGCCTGGCGCTACATCGAACCGCCACAAGTCGAGGACTTTTGCGGCCCACTGCACAATGTCACGCTGACACTGGAATCTGTGCCAGGCGAAGGCGCCACGGTAGGCGGCCTGGAGCTACAGATCACATGCACGCTCGCAGCGGGCGCAGCCTTTGGTCAGCCAAACAGTCCGGTCGCCGCTGGGTTCACGCTGCAGGTCGTGGCCATCTTCGACGGCGGCGCGTTTACCAATGGCACGGACGTGCAAACCAGCCGCCGGGATTGGACGATCCTTGCAACCTTCACGCCAGGTGCAGCTGATGGCAACCTAACCAGCGGCGGTGCGCCGTATTGGCTGGACTGGGAATGGCAAGCTAACGACATTCTGCCCTTCTAGGCTTTCTATACTGAAAGCAGGTAAGGCGTTGCCATGGCTGCACCAAACATCAAATCAGGCAGCTCCGTCACAACCGTCACCGGCAAGACGGTTGGCTATGCCGTCACCACCTCGATGGCTGCAGCGCTGAGCAACGCTGGCAGCAGCGGCAAGGTGCTGAAGGTGAACTCGGTGTACTGCGCCAACGTGGACGGCACCAACGCAGCGGACATCAGCCTGGAGCACTACAACGGCACCACTGGGTTTTCCATCGGCAAGACGATCACGGTGCCACCTGATGCCACGCAGGTGCTGGTAACCCGCGAGGCATACATCTACCTGGAGGAAGGCCACAGCCTTCGCGCACAGGCCAGCGCTGCCAGCGACCTGGAACTGGTCATCAGCTACGAGGACATCAGCTGATGCTCGGCTTCAACGGCGGTTTGATGGGTGTCAGGCGCACGCCGACAATTAGCGCAGCGACTGGGCTGTGGTTTCAGAATGAGCAGAGCGTGGCCAGACGCGCAGCCATCTGGCCAACGACAGGTGATCCGTACTGGAACGACGTGTCACTGCTGCTCCACATGGATGGCAGCAACGGCAGCACGACGTTCACTGACTCAAGTAGCACGCCAAAGACGATAACGGTTAATGGCAACTCACAGATCAGCACAGCGCAAAGCAAGTTCGGTGGGGCTAGTGGATTGTTTGATGGTAGTGGTGATTATCTAGATGTAGCTGGCCTGACCCTTGGAACATCTGATTTTACGATGGAATGCTGGGTGCGGCTGGCTTCGATTACCGATTGCGCCATCTTTAATCAAGGCGACAGCGATTCTACCGGAAGTTATTGTTTAGCTGTCAATTCAGCTAATGGGAGAGTGTATTTCTACGCAGACAACAGTTCGCGGTTTTCTTCCGTGGGGGCCTTGTCTGTCGATACTTGGAGTCACGTCGCTGTCGTGCGTGCAAGCAATGATTACAAGCTATTCATTGACGGGACTTTAGATGGTTCCTACACGGGAACACACAATCATTCCAACACACCATTTAAGATCGCTAAGGGATTCGGCGGCATTGCCGAACTTAATGGCTACATCGACGAAACCCGCATCACCACCGTCGCCCGCTACGCCGCCAACTTCACGCCAGCTACTGCAGCATTCCCGAACGGCTGATGCTCTACTCCCACAACGCCACCGCTCCAGCACCACTGCCGCACCGGATCCGCTTTGCGGACGGCAGCACCCGCACCGACAGCAGCACCTTCACGCCTGACGAGCTGGAGCGTGCCGGGTACAGCGGCCCCCACCAGCGCCCCGATTGCAACCCGAAGCTGGAGACAATCGACTGGGACGGCGAGGCGCTTGAGTACATCGTGCGTCCCTACAGCTTCAACGAGCTGCAAACGCAGCACGCCAAGGTCCGCAATCAGCGCATTGAGCTGCTCAAGGCCAGCGACTGGACGCAGATTGCCGACTACGACCTCGGCGCCGATCGTGACGCATGGGCCACCTACCGCCAAGCGCTGCGCGACCTGGCTGATGTCGCTAACCCGTTCGACATCACATGGCCGCAGCCGCCTGCCACCTCGGCAGAATGAAACCACCTGAGCATTAACTATGGCCAGCCTGATCTACAACTCAGCCGTTGATGACATGGCCCGTGGTGCCATCGACTTCGACACTGACACCTTCAAGGTGATGCTGGTCACTAGCAGCTACACGCCCGACAAGGACACGCACGACAAACGCAATGACGTCACCAACGAAGTCAGTGGCACAGGTTATACCGCCGGTGGCGTAACCAGCGCCTGCACCGTCACCAAGGACACCACCAACGATCGCGTCACCCTCAGCTTTGCTGCTGTGAGCTGGGCGAGTAGCACCATCACCGCCAGAGGTGCCGTGATCTACAAGTCCACAGGTACTGCATCTAACGATAACTTGGTGGCCTACAACGATTTCGGCAGTGATGTTGCCTCAGCATCCGGCACATTTACGGTGGGCGCCAGCGTCATCACGCTGCAGAACTGATGGCTACATTCCCGGCGCTTGAACCCAAGACACGCTCGTATTCCTTTGGGACTTACCCAGTCTCTGAGGAATCTGGCTTTGTTGGTGGCGCCGTGCGATTTAGGCATGGCACCACTTCATTCAGCCATACCCTTGCGCTTGGCTTTACGGCATTGACAGAAGCGCAGGCCAAGCTGCTGCGTGATCACTACCGCGCGCAGCAAGGTGG